ATACTCTGCATCTGTATACGCATTTTCAGTGTTGGTGTTGGTAATCGCCTTTCCAGTGACAAGCGTTCCTGTCAACTGTTCACTGAGGATTTTAACAATAAAGTCCGGGACTTCTCTTTCAAGCAAAGCAAGATGAGTATAATCAGACGGGATACTTTCAATGGCTTCATTTACTTTTTCATCTACTCTGATATTGAAAGCATTGAGTTTATTGTTGAATACCTGTTCCAGTTCCAGTATACTATTTGCAAGTTTATTTGCAATATCTTCACTATGGGTATCGTACCAATCCTGCAACAGTCCTTCAAGTTCTGTGGCTTTCGCATCAAGGTCATCCAGTCCAGTCTGGATTGTTTCTTGAATATGGGTATACTGATCCAGAAAGTCTTTGGCAATCTTAATGATCCAATCCATGTTGAGGTCATGGAAGTTGCTGTAGGGGAAGTTTTCACCGAAAGCACCATTGTTCATGCTGTTTCCTCCTTAATAAACCAAAATGCAGAACCGCATTTTGAAGTCCTCAATAATTATATCATACAGGTTGAAAAGGTCAATGTCCCTCTGTTCCCGGATGAGTTTCTGTGTGGTGGTCACGCCGATATTGCCATGAGCATGAAGTTCATGTTCTCCCTCATTGGTGGTGGCAACCTGTTCACCATGAGTAAGTCCACCCTGTTTGTTGATAGTTTCTCCATAGGTCTTTGTTTCCTGTACGTTCTCCGTCCTGCCATAAGTTGTTTCATCTTTGTTGGTTTCCGTCTTTCCGAAGGTGATGGTTTCAGAGGTTTCAGTATCTTCAGTCTTTCCGAAGGTGGTTGTTTCAGTGTCAGTGTTTGTCTTTCCGAAGGTGGTTGTTTCAGAGGTTTCAGTATCTTCAGTCTTTCCGAAGGTGGTTGTTTCAGTGTCAGTGTTTGTCTTTCCGAAGGTGGTTGTTTCAGATGTCTCAGTATCTTCAGTCTTTCCGAAAGTAGTTGTTTCAGTGTCCGTATTGGTCTTTCCGAAAGTAGTTGACTTACTTCCAGTGCCATCCTCAGTCTTTCCATAAGTGGTAGTGGTAGTGGCATCGTCCTGATCCCGTGTCTGCTTGAGTAGTCCATCATCTGGTGGAGTGGGAGTACCGGGATTAAATCCTGCTATCCAGTGTCCTTTGGTGTCAGTACCAACTGTCTGATCCTGTCCACCCAGTTCAACGGAAGAAGTGGTACTCTCTGTTTCGCTTCCACCTTCCCTCTTATTAGTGGCAACGGCTTCCGTACCACCCTGTTCCATACCGACAGTGCCAGACTTGCTTTCGCTTCCACCTTCCCTTTTATTAGTGGCAACGGCTTCCGTACCACCCTGTTCCATGCCGATAGTACCAGACTTGCTTTCGCTTCCACCTTCCCGCTTATTGGTGGCAACTGCTTCCGTACCACCCTGTTCCATGCCGATAGTACCAGTCTTTCCTTCAGTACCGCCTTCTCTTCGGGTCATGTCCAGAGTGTCCTTACCGCCAGTGCTGATTGCTTCTGTCCGCCCATCCGTACCGCCATGAGTAGTGGTTTCTGTAGTGGTATCCGTACCGCTATGGGTAGTCCTGCCCGTACCGCTGTCACTGCCTGTTTCATACCTGTTATAGTTCTCAATGGGGTTGTACTCATACTGGGTGGTGGCATAGAGTCTGTTCCAAATATCAATTTGTTTGGCACTCCAAACACCTACCAGATTTTTGAATACAACAGGGTTCGGATACAGGACTTCCAGTTCAGCAGTTTCGGCTAATAGGTTATCAATAAGGGTTGGTTTATCAAGTGCAGACGGAATCTGCATGAGGTCAAAGATTGTCTGATCCCATTGATACAGTCCCAGAGGGGACAGATTAACGGCTCTTCCCATAGTAAGACTCACCCTCCTGTGTATTCGTAACCATCATCTTGCCCGGGTCATGTCTCCAGTCTACAGTGACTTCAGTTCCAAACATAGCATTGGTGTTCTCTGCTGACTTCTTTAGCTGTTCAAGCCAGAGTTCGCAACGGGTGATAGTTTCAATATTATTGGCATTGACTTCATCTGTTATCAGTCTTTCCCGCTTGTCTGTATTGGCATTAGGGATACCTATGTCAGTATCGAACATTGCTTCAATCTTCCGCATATCAGATAGGACTTTATCCACAATATAGTTCTGTCCAATGTTTTGCTGAAAAGCGTTCCATACTTGAGTCCCATCCTCTTTGAAAAGCTGTTTGTCAACAACCACACACGGTTCACCACCCGCAACCTTGTCAAAGAGTTTCTTATATGTTTCTGCTGTGGGTTTATCTTTAGCCGGGAACACAAAGGACAGGTGTGAGTTGAGAAGGTTTACAGAAGCAGTCTCAGCACAGAGAGCCATCATGTCAGCATAGTAGTTCACAAGGTCATTGATCCCACCCCAGTCCGGCTGAAGTTTGAACACTGTACACTCTTTACCAATACGGGGTTGCAATGCACCTTTCAGTAGCGGGTTGGTGATTATGAGGTTAGTGGGCTGATAGTAAATGTCATAGCCGTATGGCACACCCGCTTGACATATGACACCATACTTATTTGTTTCAACCACTCCGATATATCCCCAAGCATAGAGAACATACAGGAAGTAGTCCCTGTTCCATGTCTCCGGGAGTTTCCATTCAAAGACAGAAATGGCTTTCTGGAACAGGTATCTGCGGAAGAATCTCTGCAATGCAACATTCTTCACATGAACAGTAGAGGGACTGAATGAGGAGTTATACATATTGATGTAGTCATATGTTTCCGGGACTCCCCAACCTATATCCTTTGGCATCTTTTATACTCCTTTCGTTTCTTTATAATAAGGTAGAGCAACCATGCGGGTAGATAATCTTCTCCGGGTGGTGAAGGTGGTGTTGGGTCATCTGGGTCAAATGGTGGGTCATCTGGGTCATAGGGTAGAGGTTGTGCAAAATCCTCTGGTGGTATTATAGCAGGAGCATCTGGACTTGTGAAGTAATCATAAAACCATCTTGCATTAGCGGGTCTGTATCCCTCCCCTCCCGCATTTCTTTCATACCCCCAAGTCCATGCTTTAGCTAAATTTTCTGGGGTATCTGTCGAGTAGGGATAATTGTTAAAGTCATAAGAAGTTCCACTTACTCGCACACTTTGGAAAAAACTGTGTGTACCATGCTGAACATCATACTGCTGTTCCCCACGTATTCTGTACATCTGAGTCCAACCATCAAACCACTGGATGTTGTTATCCATTGCATAGTTTACAAGTTTCTGTCCCTGTATTCCGTTTCTGGTTGAATACCCGTCCCATTGTACTAACCCAATAGCATATTCTTTTCTGGTATCTCCATAGTATTCCATGTAGAAGTTAATCATTACGGAGTTTGGAACATCTGAAAGGGAGGAAGCCGAGTTGGGAAGTCTACCTCTGTTAGTTGCCTGTATAAATGCTGGGTTTATAGTAGACTCGCCTTGCATACATCCGAGCATACCGCATATAGCTTCAAGTGTCCAACCTTCATTTAGAAAGAATGATCTTATGATATTGGCATTGCTTATCTGTTCTGCACTGGGTGTTCCAGACCATCCCCCCGCTCTCTGGTCTGTGGAAACGTAGAATCCATTCACCAATGTTAAATTCATATCATCACTCCCAGAAGAATCCTCTCAACAGGTGGTTGTGGATTTGTGTTAGTTCATCATCAAAGGCATAGTAGTCTACAGTCGCTTCCCCACATTTTACATATCCTGCAAGGTTTTTGATTTGTCGCACTTCACAAAGAGGTCTGCCAAGTTCCGTATTATCTTCATCAACAACGGGACTGAACAGTGCTGTGAGTCTATCAAATGTACCTGTAAGTCTCTCAAAAGCAAGGAATGATCCGTTTACACCTTCACTGGTAGCAACGGGCATTGCGGACTCCACAGCATTTCCCACACTATTAAGTGCCATCATGCCACTGTGCATTGCACCTATAGGGTTTCCCATAGCCACTTGTGCCCCCGCACCAATTACACCAGTACCCGCTTGTACCAGAGATTTAATGCTTCCCAACCAATCTTCTCCCACCTGTGACAACTGAATCGGCACACCAAACATAGCTGTGGAAAGATGGAAGAAGTCAACACTTCCCTGTATGCTATCTTCTCTGCAAATTTGCAGACAGGCTTTACCAGTGATACCATCTATCTGAGCAGTGAATTTGATTGTCTTATCGTCAGCACACCATGCGGGGTCAATCATGAAACTGCCAAACGGAGCGAGTGTACAGAGGTATTTAGAAAATGGCGAGTAATTGAGATATTCACCACGGGTACTTGCTTGAGGATGAGTGGGGAGTGTAATACTGAAGGTTTCTCTGTAACCTACTCTTGCAATAATGGGTTTTCCAGTTCCGATAGTTGTCCACGGACCGACTTTAATTGTCTGATCTGAAGCAACTGTGAAACTACTAACTGAAGTTGGGAACCAGAAACATGAGGTAATGTATTGTATGGGGTTGACTAAACACTTAGCCAAGTCATGATCTACTTGCTGATTGTTCTGGAATCCCGCATCATTATAGAATTGGTCATTGAGCATATACTCCATCAAGTTCCTCAGTTGTGTCTGTGTCAGAGCATAATATGTCACAGCACCACCTACATTGCCCAGTGTGGTTCTTGAAATAATACCCAGAACATAACATCCGTCCTCAATGTCCCATCCAGACCACGGGCAGACAGCACTTATATTTACCTGTTCTTTTGTGTATTCTGTAGTGGTTGGATATTGCTTATCTACAATTCTGCCATTGAAATAACGGTCTGTTATTCCAGAAGCAACTCCTGCACATCTCTCAATGTACGCATATGTGTCACCAATATGCGGTTTATAAGTTGCAAGAACATCCACTTCCAGATGAACAGTCCACAGTCCATCATTCCATACCCAGTCTTTGACAAAGTAGTATCTGTAAAAAGTAGGAATCCACGCATAAGTAAATACACAAGGGGCATTTTGAATGGGAATTTCCTGTATGTTAATTACGGGGTTCATAACACTGCATGGTTCTTTCAGATACCCGTTCAGTGTGTGCTTTGCAACAATGCCACCCTCCACAGGTCTTTTTGTGCTGTTCTGTCTCTTAGTGAAGCTGATATAAAAATCAATCTGCATAGGCAACCTCCATAAAAGAATAGGGGATAGCCGAAACTATCCCCTTGCCCGTCTGATCTACATCAGTCGAGCAGGAACACAACACCCTTCTCAGTGTTGTCAGAGAAGCAACGCAACCGCATATGATACCACATATTGCGATACTCACCACGGGCATTAACGGGAGTGGGGATAACCTTCTCATGAATCATTGCCCAACCCATTGCATCTTCATCGAACAGAAGAGCGAATACACCAGTCTTAGTGACTGCACTGCCAGTGGTAGCCACACCAGAAGTGTTGGTATAGGTGGGAGTGACCATGATCTTATCCGGGGTTTCAATGCCCTGCCAGAAGTTGATAGTCTCCACATCAGCATACTTGAGGTAGTTGTCATGGAAGGTATCAGCCAGAACACGGGAGTCAATCTGATACCTGTCCTGTCCGAGCATATACATTTTCTGCTTATTGTAGGGAGTGTGACGGGGTACGGGTTTACCAGTCAGAGTGGTCTGATAGCGGGTACTCATTTCTTTGAACAGGGAAGCCACAGAAGCAATCCTGCCGTACACCCACTTCATGAAAGCGGGATAGTTGTCCGGCTGAAATACAGTGGTTGCAGTCAGAGACAGTCCAGTCAGAGCATTGTATTCAGTCAACAGGTGAACATTCCGGGAAGCATTGTTTTCAGCAATCAGTCCACCAATGAAGTTGGCAACCAGTCCCCGGCTCAGGTTTTCTTTCGCCAGTTCAATCTTGTTGCTCATGTCAGTGGTAATCATGCTAAGAAACTGTCCAAACTCGGCAGAAGAGCGGAAAGCAGTTTCAAGCTGATCCTCAAAGACAGTGTAGTGATCCGCAAAGACGGACTGCCCAAGGAAGTTGGTCTGCACAAAGTCACGCTTGTTGATTATCCAGTGGTCAACACTCAGTCCATTGCCAGTGGGGTTAGAAGTCTGAGAAGCATCAAATGTCACCGGGTACTTATAAGCATCATCGTCTTTCCAGTCGGAAACAACGATATTAAACTTCCGCATATAAGCACCCCACTGGGGCAGGTCTTTTTCCAGTCCACGCATGGAAGCAGAATAGGGACGGATAGCAAAGATGGTCTTTGCCAGTACATTGGACAGTTCATTAAAGATAACATCTTTCCCCAGAGTCAGTGCAGTCTGGGCAACGGAGATAAAGTCGGCTTCAGTATTGATAACCGCACTCCTGCCAGTGGCTTGCTGAACAAGGGAATTGAGTACCGCACTGCTCTGCTGAAAGGTAAGGGTATTCACACTCATTTCTTAGTACCTCCTGTTTTAGTTTCTTCCTGTTTCTGGGACTTGATGAGTTCTTTCAAGTCCTTCTCAATCTGCATCATCACTGTGATGAGGTTTCGGATTTCTCCTACAAGGTCAAACATGGTTTACTCTCCCCTCTGATGGTATGTCGGTCTGATAATCTCAGCAAGCATATCCTCTGCACTGGGAGGGTTGGAAACTCCTGCCGGGATAACAGACTGTGCAATAGCATTTGCCTGTACCGCACTGGTCAGTTTCGCAATAGACTGCATAAGTTCTGCCATAGTCGGCTGTGCTTCCTGCTGTGCGGGTTGGGGTATGGGTTGGGGTACGGCAACGGCAACGGGTTCAGCAACCTGTGCGGGCGGGTTGGCGGGTTCTGCAACTGGTACAGGGTTCGCAACTGGTTGGACTGCGGGTACTGGGTTAGGGTCTGCGGGTTGAGGTTTTTCCATCTGTTCAATCTCTTCACGGGTGTATCCTGCCTTCACAAGACTCAGAATATCAGTGAGTTCCATTACAATGTAACCTCCTTTAGGTATTTTGTCAAGGTTTCCAAGGCTTCAAGCACATCTTCATCAGTGCTGTCAGCATTGCGGATGATCCGCACCGCATCCAGTTCTGTTCTGGGTGTGGGTTCTGGACTGGATGAGTAGTCAATCATGTCCATCAGTCCTACATGGGTGAAGATGGATAACTTCCTATATTGTACACCACCTGTAGGCTGTGAATCCATCACGGGAAGTGAAGAAGTGCCAACATATAAACCAACATGAGAAGCATTGCCAAGGTCATCATGGTATCCCCTTTCCACTTCCCCTCCGTCATGCTTTACCAGAAACATGAAAGCACCTTGCGGGATACAGCCAAACTTCTTCCTGCACTCTTCAATAGTTCCCCTCCATCTGATGTGGTTGCGGAACATTGAGTTGCTTCCCTTCCAATTATAAATGCTTCCGTCCGGTTTACGGACTCCAAGGTCTTTGAGTACCTGTTCCACAAAGGCTTGACAGTCCCACTTGCTATACGGCTGTCCAACATACCCGCCAGTGACAGCCTGTTCTGCCATGTCCTGTCCAGTAGTTCTCAGTATCATTAGTTCTCCTCCATCTTGTCCAGTAGTTTCTGGATAACAAGCGTGTTGTTATTGATTGCTTCAGTGATACTTCTTTCTTGATCCGTTATGGCTGAGTTGAAGGTGATCTTGAGGTCTGTAATAGTCTCAGTCAGTTTTTCAGACTCTTCCCTGTGTGCTTTCTGTTCATTCTGAAGCATCACAAACATTGCAATGGCAACTGCAATTGGGAAGCCTACAGTCTGAATGATTGTCAGAATATCCTGCATAACCATCCCTCCAATCCCCCGGATAATAAGAAGGGTGAGTATCCTTTGTGACTGTGCGGAGTCATGCCCGTCCTTCCGGGACTTGCACTGGGCAGGATACCCACCACAGTTATTATAATTGTTTCATGTGAAACAATCAAGGGGTATCCCAATACTTGATAAACATCTTCTCACTCAGAACATCCTCAAAGTCTATCTTCCCTCCGATATACATATCCCAGTGACTCCTATATATCCTCTGGTAGTGGAGTCTGTCAGTATCGGACAGGGAAAACTTCCTATTAAATATCCCGCTGAGATGGGTGGTGGCATACAATCGGTTCTCAGACTTATGCCTGTAGATACACAACTCCCCTATAGAACAGATAGGGGTAAACTCTGATAGGGGTCTGGGTCTTATGTGTTGTCTGTCTACATTGAAGTCATTATCCAGTGCCATGTTCGCAAACTCAGATCCGTCTGTCAGATTATACAGAACTGTCTCAGACTTCTTCCTGCTGATGGGTGATCTGTGGAGCATGATAAGCTGAATCCCTCTCTTATCATCCGTCCATCTGTCACTGTTTCCCTTCTGCATCTTGTCTGCTATCCGTATCAGCTTCAGACTCTCAAACACGGGGTTGGTTATGTCATTAGCATTGGCAAGGCACACCATCTGGATAGGGGCAATGCCCTTCAGTTCTCTGTTTCTGTTCATGGTCTCATAGGCATTGAAAAGTGCATCAGCTTCATTCTTCAGCAATCTCTCATGCTTCTCCGGGATAAACTCATCATAGATAAGCAATTGAATGTCTGAAGCATCAAAACCCCTCATGTTGGAAAGAGTAGATAAAGCACAAGTATACCCTATGGGATGGGGCATTTCTTCAGCATCCCCTCCGGGTTCATAGAACATGGAATTGTACTTGCTGATACTCTTTACCATCACATTCCAACCTAAGTCCTCATTGAGTGGCTTGAACACACTAAACTCTGGTTTACTGATAAGGTCGGCTTGAGACTGGGTTCTTCTCATGAGCATGAACCTCCTATCATCCTCTTTGGCAACCTTCAAAGTGGTGTAGGTCTTTCCAGTTCCCCGCCCACCTACCAGAAAATTGAAGGGATACCCTTCATTGAGGATATCCCTTACGTTTACATAACCAGAGGAGTCATAAATCCTCACCGGGCAATGTCACAGGACAGGTATTCACGGTTGCTCTTGCTCTTGCCACTGCCCACAATGAAGCGGGTGGGAATCTCTTCATTCCCGGCTTCATAGATAGCCAGAATGTCGCTGAAGTTCCGGGTGAAGGTCTTAGAGTTGGTGGCATACTTAGCACCATCCACAGTCTCCACAGCCAGAACAGTCATGGGGTTTCCATGCACATCCTCATCCTTGTACAGAACGTACTTCAGCACATCCAGTACCTCACCTTTGGCATCGGCCATCTTGCGAACGTCATTGCCTTTGGTCAGAGCATACAGGTCAGCAGAGGTCAGTCCTTCAGTCTTTTTGATGATTTCCATGTTTGAGTCCTCCTTAGTGTTTGTGTTGGTTGTTAGCACTCTCAAGGGGTCATGGCACAATCCGGGTTGCACGACTTCCCGTTCACGCTCTCCCTTGATAATGTTATTATATCAAATAACATAAGGGTTGTAAAGGTATTTCTTAGAATATTTTATGATCCTCTCATATTCACCCGTGATCCCCAGTGTGTACTCAGAAGGTAGGATAGCCACATTAGCAGTAACCGGGAGACTCCTGCCCTCAATGACTACATGATCCATCGGAGGGGTATCGTTATATACCGCTTGAGTGCCACCCGCTTCCTTAAAGATGAATCCTTTTCCCGTATCGTTATAGTCCTCAGTAAATGCCGATAAGCCACCATGTTTGTCCAGTTCCTTACCTCCTTTCTTCTTATTAACTCCCGCAATAGTGCAATGGACTCCCTCTCCATCCCTTTCCACATACGCATACTTCTTTGCTCCTAAAGTCTTGAAATACCTGTAGGCATACCCAGTATCCTTCAAGTCCTCTGTCTCAAATACCCCCATGTAATGAGTCACACCAGAGGGGTCAGTAGCGTATGACCCAGACTCAAGACACTCAGCAACTCTATCAGCATTATACCCAGTCCAGTCAACACTGCCAGTGTACTTAACAGAATCAGTGTCACAGTAAACAAAATCAGCACCTTCCGTATCATGTACCAGTCTGATCCCCCTTTCAAGTGCATCCCGGCTGTGAGCAGTCACCCAGACTCCCCACTGGTATGCCAGAAATGCTCTCTGATTGCTCTTGCCCAGAATCTCTTCATCTGTCAGACTGGAATCCTCTTCCCAGTCTCCTACCTGTTTGAATATCAGATTGTGCTTTACCGGGTCTTGTGCCATCATTCCATATAAGCTGTTCAGCAGTGCCTTTGCCTTATCATAGAAAATCTCCTGCCCTTTGACACCCTTCAACTCTGTCTTATCCTTATAATACTTGATAACCTCATTTATAAGTGCCTGTGGCAGTTTCTTATAGGAAGCGTACCAACCTTGCAGGAAGATGATCTCCCCTTTATATTCCTCCATAATGATCTTTAAGTCAATGTCCGTTATGGTGGTTTCCAGATATTCCGCTTCCAGTATCCGTCCATTATCCTCAGTGTCCACTGCCTTGTGAATGTTCCTGCACTTATCCTTACTAAGATAGGGGCATCCCCAGAAGGGGTCACGCAACCTCAGATTTTTAATCCCAATCCTCAGAAGCAGTGCCTTGTGCCGTATAGTGATACATCTGCTGATATAGTCAGGGTTCAAGTCCTTTGGCAGTATGGGAGTAAATGCACTCATCGGAAACTCGCAGTTACACATCACTGCCGGGTAACTGGATGATCTATCAGCACTGTGAACATTCTCCACAATGTCTCCCGCATAGTACCTATTGGCATGGGTGTTTCCTCCTCTAAAGGCTTCCCGCAATGCCCTGTAGGTTTCAATGTCCGGGAGGATACTATACACAAAGTTGTGATGGACTGATCCATCTTTCAATGCCCGTTTTGCGTTCCGTCTTACATATCCAGTTGAGGTTAGGGGAATGGTCTGTAATGTGTCTCCATCTCTTGCCATTAAAGCGTTTACCGCTTCAACAAGTCCCAGAACGTCATTTATGCAATATTCCAACTCTTCATCAGTCAACTCAGTCCACGGATACCTTTTGACTCCATAGTCAAACTCTTCACCAGACAATTTCTGGTGCTTTACCATCATCTTACTGGTGAATTGCTTCAGACTCATATTGGTCAGTTTGTAACTGCACCTAAACTCAAAACATCCCCACATATCGGCTTTTACCACCTTGCGGGAAGCCACAGCAAATACATCATCCGGGTAAAATGAATAAATCCCCTTCAGAAACTGAAACTCATAGGACAGGTTATGCACATACACCACTAACCACCTATCCTCTGGAAGCACTGCCTTGATCCGTTTCTGTAAGTCCAGAAACTCATCCCATGTCCTTCCTATCACTGTATAGTCCTCTCCAAACTGCCATTGCCAGATATACATTACAGATTGCTCTACACTGTCAATCAGAGTGGTTTCAATGTCGAAGGCAGTAGTGATCCCTATATAGTGCCGTTTCTTTCCTCCGGGGTTTCCCTTTCGGTTCTTCAGAAGGGGAGGTTTTAAGAAATATCGTTCTGGTTGAAAATCCGCACATTTTACAACCATGATCCTTTAGTCTCCTATCATGTCCCTAATTTCATCAAAGTCATAACCACGCAATTCCGGGATTTCCTGCAATTCCTCAGTGTGCTGAAGCAGATAGTCCAGATGGTCTAACCACTCATTGGTCTGCTGATCGTCAAGGTCAAGCATACTGTCTGCCAGTTCCACAGCCTTGTCTGATCCGTATACTATCTTCCTTCTCCGCATCTCTTCCAGAATCTTAATTACTTTATCATAGTTCTTCTGGTTGAGGTTTAAGCCTTGATCCTGCCATGT